ATATGCCACAGAAATAGTTGACATATAGTCCTTACCAGAACCTTTACCAAGTTGAAGGATTACTTCATTACAAGTTTGCTTCCATCTTTTTTCACCCTCTTCTTCACCAAAGAGATTAATTAAAGTTGCCTTTTTATATATCTGGCTCATTGCACGAATAGATGTGTATTGATAGTCAGATAGTGGGGGCAAGCCAAGAAAATCTTCACTTGTAACAAACTCTTCAAGTGCTACTGGTCTTTCATCAAACTCGTCACCGCCAAGAAGATCTAACATATCTTCAAACATTAGATTTCCTCTGCTTTGTCGCTTATCTTTGAAAGTCTTTCTGCTACCTCAATGCGACACTTATCGCATCCAGATACTACATCTCTAATAACACCGACAATGACTTCTTGTCTTGTTTCTGTTTCTATAATTTTTTCAGCCATCTCGTGGTTGTCTAGCATACCTGCTTTTTGCAGCATATCAATCTGCTTTTGTTGAACATCAGAAATAAGTTTTAGTGCTGCCGTCTTTTGTGATAGCGGGTTAGTATTCCCACCCTCATTTACAACACCCCAAGCCTCTTTAATTAGCATTGAGTAGTGCTGATCTGCACCAACTAAGGCTTCACGAGCACGAAGTTGAACTTGTTTGTCGCTTCTTACGACCATACGCCATTCTTCTAGATAGTCAATAACGTCCACACGCTTCATTTCTAGGGCTTTAGCAATAGTTGTGGGATTGGTGTTACCCTTTAGAAACTCTTCTGCGACCTTGTTGATATTTTCCCAACGGTCTACTAATTCTATTTCAGACATTATCTTTCTTTGCTCTTTTCTTCTTAGGCTTAATTATACCCTTTAAATCGTATACATAAAAGGATCTATAGCCTGTTGAGCCAAGAACATCAACCCATTCCATACCTGAATCTATGTTTTTAACATACTTTTGGAACTTAAATTCACCACGAACATTCTTAATTTTAACTAATGTACCAGAGCAAATTAAATCTTTACCGTGTAGATATTCATGCTTTACTTCCCAAAGTGGGTTATATTTGATCTGTACCTGTTTTTTAGCCATTTAACGGTATCCACCAGATGTTGGAGCCCATACAGCAACATTGCCAATAGTCCAACTTCTAGTTAAAATATTTCCACATTTTCCACATTGCTGATGGTCTCTATCATCAACTTTTACATTGCTTTTGCTAATAGTTTTATCACACTCTAGACAAGTATATTCATAAGTTGGCATTTTGTTCACCCTCCAGTCTGTTTATTTCATCATTGATATAAAAGATAGCTTTTTGTAAATCTTCAATCTGTGTTTTATCATCCTTGATACCTGCTCTCCACAGGTACTTAAAAGCATTACCAATATTAAAGTTTCGGTGGCGTGTAATCTGTATACATTCTATTCCAGATGGGTCAGAAGTATAGTGGATTGGGTGATTAACCTGATCTACTTCAATATGAAACTTTTCATCTTTATATTCATGCATTTAAATCTCCGTTTATTTGTATAAGTTTTGGAATGGCGTGTGTTTCAACAACTTCTTCCCAATTCCATTTTCTATGTATTTTAAATGATTCAGTCCAAGCATCTTCAAATGCTTGTTCGTGGTTTTCATATACTTTCCTCATATTGTATCTTATAGATTCAATTCTGGCAATATATATTTCACCCAAATATGTTTCTTTTAAGTATACAGGTAAGTCATTTGGTACTGGAGTTAAATCACTATCAATTTTATATTTGATTTCATCTTTGTACTCCGCCCATTCCCAAGTAGAAATTACTGGCATACCACTTGCCATAGCTTCTAATGGCATCATTCCAAAGCCTTCTCCCCAAGAAGGGAAAACTAAACAATGCGTATTGTGAAGCATCTTTAAATAATCATTAAGGCTTATAGACTTGCTTATGGTTTTTATATTTTTGTGAATTGTTTGTGGCTCTACAAGATTTCCTTTTGCATCTGGGACAAGAATAGTATGACCTTGATCATAAGACTTGATAAGTAAAAGAACATCATCATTGCCTTCAAACTCCTGCAAAAAAGCATCTACAGTAGCCTGTCCACCTTTTCTAATATATGGCTCTCCTAAATGTAAAAATATAAACTTATCTTTTTGCAATTTTCTTTTTCCTGGAACAAATGATCCAGATACACCATTAGGTAAAACGTGAACATCTTTATCTAACTTTTTCTTAAAAATTTCAGCATTCCAAGTTGATGTAGCCCATACCTCATCACCTTTTGACAAAGCCTTTGCCCAATTATCAGATATCTCAGTAGTTTCGTGAGCAGAATATAAAATATTATACATTCCACTAAACATAACGTGACTATGAGGAGATGAAAAAGAAAGGTTAATTTTTCTATGATATGGATCAAAGTTTTTTATATCAAACCCTGACTTTATTAATACCTTAGATATATTATTTCCTGCATTTGAATATCCAGTATCTTGTTTTGAATAATTACCATCTAAACTAACACCTGAAAAATTAAGTTTTATCTTTTCTTCCACGTTCTCTGACTCCTAACTAGATCAAACTCAACAAGATACCTATATATTGTTTGGTGACTTGTTGAACATTCTTTTGCAATATCTTCAATAGTCTTTCTATCAATAAGATATCTTTTTGTCAACCAAGTTTTTGATTGATATAATTTACTCATTATCTCTCCGTCATATTCTTGTATGCATAGTAGGCAATACCACAAGCATCGCCAACATCATTGTCTTCAATATCTGTACCAAAGGTGGTATTAAAGAAATCCATAGTTTTTTGCTTTCTTCTATTTCTCATTTCACCTTTATACCAAGTTACAGACTTTCCTGGAATCTCTTTTTCCAATGCTAACTTATCTGCCTTTGTTGGATTTTTATTTCCAATAAATGCTTGCCACTGAATAGGTGCAATAGAAACTGTTTTAACTCCTGGCTTTAGCAACACAGAAAGCGCTCCACCAACAATCATTGCAATCTTTAAACCTGCATCAGCAGACTTAACCATAATTGCTGATTCAATAGCAACATAGTCTGGCTTTAAAAACTCTGATGCAATTCTTGTTTTTTTTCCTGCATCAGCAACCTTTTCATAAATGTCCATTCCTTCTAAAGGAAACTTGCCATATTTGACAGGAACACCATCTTCAAATAAACAAAATGCAATAGATCCAGTAGAAGCATCAATGCCTAAAACTCTAGCTGCTTTTGGTTTTGTTAAGCTTGCTAATAACATTTTCAATATCTCCTATAACTATATTTGCTTTGTTTTTTCTTTTCTTTTCTTGACACATACTACAAGAACTATCTGAATTATACCTGCTTAATTCACTATTACAGGTCTTACACAGCCTTAATTTACCTGCAAGTCTTTGTTTCTTTATGTAGTACTTTGCCATAATTTTTTTATTTGTAGCAAGCCTACAGCATTCTTTAGAACAATACTTTTGGTTATGTGTTTTAAACTTAAAAGGTTGCTTACATTGTACGCAATCTTTCACAATGATCTAACCTCCAGTGGTTCAATCTTTGTACGACCATCTGGCATTGACCAGCAAGCAGTTTTAATTGGGCAGTAAGTACACTTGCTATCCTTTTCGCTAAAAGGACGCTTAATGTTTTTCTTGTCAGCCCAAGCCTTGTGAACTTCACGCATCCACTCAAAGATATAGTCTGCATACTTTTCATTTTCCTCAGACATTACGATAGGGATACAGGCAATCTCGTGACTATTTTTATTTTCATAAAGGAAAAAACCTTCATTCATATTCATAGCCTTCATATAGATAAGTAGCTGAACAACGTGACTATCTGCACCAGTAGAAGTATCTTTACGAATATCAAAACCTTCAGACTTAACCGTTTTGATTTCACCAACGATCTCTTCACCGTCAATCTCAATAATTGCATCTGCAAAACCACGAATAGGTGGATCAATTACTTTTACTTCACGCTCAAGTTCAACTAACTTTCCATACTCCATCTTACCCATAGCAGCCTGAATACGGTCGTGTGCTTGTGTACCTGCATTCATTGCAGCCATACCTTGAGCATTAAAACTATTCTTAAACTCTACACCGCTAAATGCAAGGTTCCAGTATCTTGGACAAGTTCCATAACCATAACCAACGGTGGACGGTGAAAATGTTTTCTTTGTTGTAAACTGAATACCATTCTTACCTGCTAGATATGCCTTACCTAATGCAAGACGATATTTCTTTGCATCTAACTTTGTATCTCTTGGTTTTGTTACTAAACTTCCTATTAAATTTTTAGCCATTTTATGCTCCTAAGTTGTATCGTGCAAGATACTTTAGAGCATCTACGATTTTGTCTATTGATTCTTTCATTGTATAGTATACATTCTTTTTTGTGTTGTTCACACTTCCCGATGGACCTTTTGCAATCGTTGTATAATAAGTTGCAAGAATAGCAAACTTAGCAGACATTGCTTGTAGTTTTCCAATTAGGGCTACTGCTTGAACAGATGGAATATCTGGCTTCATCATAATCTTTACAATCAATGCCAATGCTTCATCAAGTTCTGGGTCTGCCATAAACTCGTGCAGGTCATTAAATTCTGTGACTTGACTAATAAACTCAAGTGTTGATTCCATTTGCTCTCTCCATTAAATCTTCTAGAGCAGCCCATTCAATAACTGCTAATCTTATCTTTTGTGTTTCTCCAATAGCCAGTAGTAGGGCAGGATATTTGTTTTTATCCGTTCTCAAGGTGTCTGTGACGATCTTAGCCCATACATCTTGGTTAAGAGTAAAACTTTTACCTGCTTCTTTTACATCTACAATAAACTCATCTGTATTGCCATCACCTTTATAGTATTGACCACGACCAGAGTTTTTATGTGCTTTAGCACCAATACGTTTTAACTCTCCTGCTTCACTCAAAGACTTGCCTCATTCTTATGTCCATCTTTGCAGATATATAACAAAGTCATTGAATCTTCATTTAGTTTAGCCTCTGATACCGAAACAAGACATTCTTGGCAAACAAATGATCCACCAACAATAGTTAATTCTTCTTCTGGTTCTTCTTTCTTTGGAGTAATGTTTATAAAATCATTTGGATTTATCATAACTTTGAATACACCATACTTTCAAGAGTGTCAAATACTTCTTTATTTTCTCTAACATATTCTACCACTTTTGCACGTCCTTGTAAACGCTGTTCTAGAACTGTATACCAAGCACCACCACGTTCAATAATGCCCATAAGTTCTGCTGTATCAACAAGGTCAGCGATAGTGTCTACACCAACGTGATCACCTTGGAAATAGAAGTCATATGACCCACCAATAAACTGTGGTCCTGTCTTATTGTAATCAATAGTCCAATTAACTGGGCGACCAACCTTTTGCTCAATTAAACGATCACCAACAGTTACTTTGTCTTTAATAGAACTGGCTTCTGATTCACTTGACCAGAGCTTTACGATGGTGCTTGAAAAGAACTTAACAGCCATACCACCAGTAGGGATATGAGTTGCATGCATTCCACCAAAACTATTACGCTGTTGTGAAATAAGAACAAGCAGTGTATTTTTGTTTGCATAGTTAAGCATCTTGACTGCGTGTGTCATATCTTTTGCTTCTGCACCTATTTGCTTGGTGTCTTGAAGTTCTTTAAGTTCGCTACCATCTTTTTCAAAGTAGATAGCAGGAAGGAGTGCAGAGATAGAATCAACTACAATTAAATCAACTCCTGCGTTCATTAGATCTACTGCAACATCAACCATATCGTTAATAGTTTTTGCAGGTGAGTAAATAAGTTTTTCAGAATCAACACCTAGCTTTGTAGCCCATTCAGGTGAGTATGACTGCTCTGAATCAATCCAAGCACAAGTCTTACCTTCTTTTTGAGCCTGTGCAATCATTTGCAAACAGAAAGATGATTTTCCTGCAGACTTGTTTCCCCAAATAAGAACTTGACGACCATATGCAAGACCTCCTTTTAACCCAACATTTAAACTTAGGCTTGGTGTTGGTTGTCTTTCAATCTCAACTTCTGTTGCTTGTTGTACACGTTTTCTTGTCTTTGGGTCTAGCTTTGATAAAATCTCATCAATCGTTGTTGTCATTTATATCTCCATTATCTTTTCTAAGCATCTATTATATCATCCCAATACGCCATGCATTTTTGGGCGTTGGCTATTGACGATTGTCTTCTTTGTTACTGTATCTTCTAATGAGTCTTTGGCTTCTCCAGCCATTACTAATCCTTGGTATAAGTCAACTACACGAATAATAATATCCGCTAATTCCTCTACAACTTCTTGTTGTCCCTTTTGCTTTCTTAGTGCTTCTAATACTTCTGTTGCCTCAGAGTGGATCATTGCTATTTGTTTTGCAAAGAAAACAAATGTATCTCCAACTGGCTCTGAATTAGAATACATATAATCCCAAAAACCTTTTTCTGTTGCATTATAGTGTACGCTTCTTGCTAAATTATCTAGGTTCATACTTTCTCAAACTCCTTTACTGTGATACTTCCTGATGTTGTTTCTTGTAATATTGGCTTACATCTACCGCCTGGTTTCATATTTGATAATGCTTGACCATACATTGTTGGAAAAATAACTACAGAATGTAATTCTTTATCCTTGTCTGCAAGAACAGCATTTGCCATTTTCTGACCAGCCTTTGTTTTTCTTGGCGTAAAGCTAATTGTGAAAAACTCTCCATCACCTAATGTCATAGTTTTTGCTTGTAAGTATTTAATAAAAGGATCATCTGTGTTCTTAAGGTCTTCTGCTGTTGCATATGCACCAATACGATTGTCTGCTACTAGAAAGATGTAGATTTTTCCTGGTTCAATTACCGTGTCCGATCTGTCAAATATCCCAACAGAGCCAGTCTTGTCAACGATTTCGATACGGCTCCACCCGTCTCCTCTTTTGATTGACTTGACCATAGCCTGTACGAGGAATGATCCTTCTTCTGAGTAGTCTTCAAGCGGTTTTGCATAAGCCTCAATCCAACGAGGGATATCACTAGTAAACTCAGGTATGTTAAGGTACTCATAGTAGTTTTCTTTTTCATTTCCAATCCTTAAGTTATCATTAAAGGCAGCAGCACCAATCTTATTTAGTGCTTCTATTGCTCTGTTGTTTATTCCAGAACCCTTTGTACTTGCAATCGTTTTCAAATGCTCAAAGGAATCAAACGGGCGACTTGCAACAATCTTGTTTCCAATGTTTTCTGAAATAAACTTAATATTACCCAAGCCAAACCTAATTGCATCACCCTCAAGGGTAAAGTCAATATCGGATTCATTAACGTGTGGTAGCTTAATTGCAATACCCATTCGCTTTGCTTCAATTAGGTAGTCTGTTCTAGTATCCTTATCTTTTTCATTACGAAGAAGTGAATACATAAACTCGTGTGGGTAGTACCGCTTTAACCAAGCAGACCAATAACTAAGCATAGAGTAAGCAACAGCGTGGGACTTATTAAAGGAATAACCTGCGTGTGCCTCAAAGTCATGCCATAAGCCTTCTGCTTGCTTTTCTGTAATGTGCTTTGAAGCACCCTTAACGAACTGTTCACGATACTGATCAAACTCCCTTGCATCTTTTTTCTTACCAATATTTTTACGACCCTTGTCGGCTCCTGCCATAGTCATTCCGCCAAGGTGAACACAAGCAAGCATAACTTGTTCCTGATATAGGATACACCCATAAGTATCTTGAGTAAAGTCCTTTACGATGTCGTGAATATATTTCACTGGAGTTTTACCCTTTTTACGCTTAATGTATTCTGCACCGATTGTATTCATAGCTCCTGGACGAACAAGGGCATTTGAAGCAGCAAGTTCATCAAAGGTGTACACACCCATTTTTACTAGCAGGTTTGTGTAAGGAGTTGCTTCTGCTTGGAATACACCTTTTGTAAAACCTGCTGTAAGGTCTGCATAAACTTCTTTATCATCTAGAGGAAGGCTTGAAAGATCTATGTCTTTGCCTTTACGCTCTTTAACCATATCCAAAGTATCGTGAATAACTGCTAAAGTCTTAAGACCAAGAGCATCGATCTTAATCAGACCAACGTCTGCT